ACGAGGTCGGCCTTGACCGGATAATCCTTGGGCGCACCTTCGCCACCTGCCGCTGCCATCAAAATGTCCGCTACACGCGGCCACTTCTGGATGGCCGACTCGACTGGCATCTTACGCTTGCGCGCCCGCCACTTTGTCCCCATCAGGTTCTCGCGGGAACTTGAAGGAAATATAGCCTCCATCGGAGAGAAGCGCTGAATCTGGATAATGCCGGCAGGATTCGAGGAACGGGAGATGTACGATTCCGTCCAGCCCATGCCGGTGACATTGCGATCGTGTTTGGCACGGGCCAACTCGAATTGCGCTCCAGCCGTGTCGTAGGCCCATTCTTTGGCTTTGGTGCGACAGTTGTGTGCTATAATCCCACTTGCGACATAGAAACCTTCGGATGTTTCGAGGTTAAAAACAGAAACCCCATGAACTACGCGACGTGCGCACTTGGTCACACGCACTGTGGGTATCACGCCCGGACCGTCAGTACGGACGATCTGGCCCGACTCTATTTCACGGAAAAGCGCGACGGCCCGGAGATTGCGAAAATCACCGGCCTCGACGCCAGCACCATACGATTGCGGCTTAAGCGGGCGGGTTACGTCTTGCGAGGCGCGGGTGCCGCCTATTGGAAAGGCCGCCGACAGATAGCCCAAGCACCTTTTGAAGAATTGGTTCGACTCTATAAGTCGGGCCTTGATACGGGCGCTATTGCGAACAGATTGGGCCTTCAACAGTCGAGCGTCTATCGCACATTGCGTAGGAACAACATCCCTATGCGCACCAACGCCGAAGCTAAGACGCTCGCCTACGCCACTGGCCGACAACGGAGCCAATTCATGAACATGGGAAGTCTCGAGGAACGAGCGAAGTACAAAGAGATTCACGCGAAACCGCGAAATCAGGCGCAACGATTTCTCTTTGATGGACTGACCGAACGTGGCTATGCCCCGACTCTCGAAAAGGCGATCGGACCTTACAATGCAGATTTGACCGTAGTCTCCGTCGCCGTGGAAATCGTTGGGGTGAACGCCAAAAATCCGGGTAGCGTGAGCAGTGGCAGCCGGTCGAGTTTCGAGCGAACGTGCTTTTTCTTCGATGCGGGTTTCAGCATGATCGAAGTAGTTTCCCAAGCCCAGGTCATTGAGCAACTTGCCCTCGACAAGATCGTCGAATTCATTCAACTCGCCGAGAGGTTTCCACCCGCGCATCGTGAGTATCGGATGATTTGGGGTTCCGGTAAGGACGCGGCCATTCGACAATTCGAGATCAACCAACACTCCAGTGTAAAGGCGCTCGAAAGTTCGCCGTATCTTCCCGGCTCGCGTTAGTGTCTCACCGATAAAGCACTCTGCTTTAAATTGCGCTTTCGTATCTTCGGGATTGCGCGCGACATAGTACACCGATAGGGGCACGCGGCGCTCGATACCATCGACAATGCGAATAAAACGCTGCGTCTCATTGAGCGTGATCATGGGGCGCCCGCTGGCTTCCATCACGCTGCGATCGGCCTCGCTTATCTGGTCGCCGTCAAAGAACGAATTGGCGCGGCGGGCCTCAGTGCGCCACATCTCCACTTTCGGCTTTTCGCGGGTGAGTTGCCGGATAGCCCATTGGGCATCGGGTTCGTCGCTATCAGTAATCGAGCGGCGGCCCGTGCGGTCGGAGAGTTCACCTACGTCCGAATCTGGAGTAAGGTCTTGGAGGCGCTGATGTGGCAGACCCTTGGGCGTTCCAAGGAGTTCGCCACCACCACCGAACCCGCCAGTGCTGTCGAATGTTCCCGGCATGATTAGCGCCTCCGCCCATTAGCAGTAAGAATCGGTGGCGTTTTTGGCTGCATGCCGACCAGTCCGATTGGATGACCCATCGCCGTCAGGTCGATAATCGCCATCGGACTGATATGCGCCGGTATCACGCACTCGAAAAATTCCTTGCGGGTGAGCATGTGACCCAATTTAAGATGGGCGCGCTGCTGCTGCTCATAAAAGGCTTCGAGCGCCAGCCAGCGGCAGGCGGCGGCGTCAAACAGACTGGAGTTTTCGTTTTCCACTGGGCACCTTAGGCGGGGGCGTGGTGAGCAATTGGCGGCATTCGTCACGACGGCCCTTGAGATCGTCATAGCGCGCCTTTATCTGGTCGAGTTCCCGCTTACTCGCTTTCATCGCACTATTGAGACGTTTGAGTTCGTCGCGGATTATCTGACGCGGCGTGCGAGTCGATTGAACCGGAACCGTACTGTTGACAGGTGCGGTCGATGTCGTTGGGGCGAAAGTCTCAGCCTGTGCTGGCGCGGGAGTATCATCCTTCACCGGATCGCACCAGAACTGGAGATTGAATTTCTCCATCAGGGTATCGCATACGTCAACGCGCTCGTAGCCCCGCCCGATAGCTTCGCGGTAGAGTTGCACGGCATCGGGCGGGAACTTGTCGAGCAGGAGCAGTTCGGCGATGCCCTCGGTCAATGCCTGCTCGCGCCCAGTCTTTTCCACCACGATCTCGGCGACGGGTTTGCCGCCGGCCCCGGTCGCAATCAAGCGAAACTTAGGCATCAGCCTTTCTCCCGATAGTAAACGTATTCTTTATCGGAACGGTCGCGTCGGATTTCGATCATCTCATAGTCACGATGTAAAAATGGCGGCACGATTTTCTCGTCGCTGTGGTAATTGTCCATCAACGCAAATGGCGAGATGATCGCGAAGCGAACTATATGAGGTAGCGGATCTTGTACGAGTTGCCATTTGGTCATTCCGTCTGCGGTTTCAAATAGTGCCATCATCTTAGCCGCTCCTTTCTTCCATCCGCAGCAATTGCTGACGCTTGAGAAACCACAACTCCGCCGCCTTGAGCACTATCACAATCGGCGGAATCTCGCCCGCTTCGTTCGGCACGCCGAAGATGTCGAGCACCTTATCAAGCTGCCCGATTTGCTCGCGGGAGAGGGAATCGACGGTGATGTCATTCATCGTCTTCGGCCTTATCCCCGTCGAAGCAATAGCGTTTGCCGACCTCGAACATCCAGAACATTTCGCCGCGGGTTAGATTCGACGAGCGGATATTGTAATTGATCGAATCGTCGTCTTTGTCGGGGTTGACCCTTGCGATGACCATCACTAACTGGCGCGGATCGACTTTCCCAGACTCGATTGCGTCAAGGAGTTTATGGAGGCATTTCAACACTTCCGCTTTCGGGGTTGCGTAGATTTCCGCAAGCTTCAGGGTTGGCTCAGCCATTATGATCTCCGCAACAGCACGCCCATTCCGGCTTGCCGATGCCATACTGGTATCCGTGACGGCGACGAGCCATCAAACAGGAAAACTCAACAATCGGCGCATCAGATGTCCAATCCCATCCCAGCCAGCCACAAATAGAAGCCTCGCCAAACGCGATTTGCGCAGCCCTAGCCCCGATGAAAATCCCCTTCATCGGCTGAACCACGTTGCCCCGCCGCGTGCGCTCACACGCCCCTCGAACATGCCGATGCCGTGCTGCTTTGCATAAGCCGCGTCGTCGCCGTCCTCGGCCTTGGGCGTACCTTCGTCGTAGGTCATTTGAAATTCCGGATCCTTGATTCGCGATAACGCATCTAAAAACTCATCGTGCGGAAGGCTGCCCTTGCCTGACCACGGAATATATTCCTGCTCGATGGCGTAAGCCATTAGATCGACGCGCACCCCATCCTTCTGCTTGTAGATGAAGCGCGGTCGCACGCCCGCGCCGCCGTCATCGGTGATGTCCTCGACGCCCGGCAGTACGATACGCTTTTCGCGGAAGTCTTGAATCAGGTCGGCGATACGGGAATCCTTCGAGCGCATGTGCCGCGCACCACGCCGCCCGACCGGAATCACCGGACAGTTGATGCCGTACTTCTCGATGTCGCGGTCGAGGTAGAAGCTGTCCGACGACATGCCGGTCTCTTCATAAAGAATGGCGTCGGCTTCCCAATGGTCGGCCATCTTGATCAATGCCTTGGTGCGTTCGTCGGGATTGAGGCGATCGAGCACGAGGTCAACCAGAAAGAGTTTGTTCTCGGGGCCACCGGCCAGTGCCATGATGCAGGTGCGGTCGGCGTGCTTGTGTTGCGAGAGCGCTGGGTCACAGATGATCCAGACGTGGAAGCGGCCAGGGTTAATCTGGTCGGTATAGACCTGTATCCACTGGCGCTCGAAGCGCTGCGGCAGGGCATTCTCGGGCCGTTGCTGGCAAGTGGTCTCCCACTTCCATTGATCCTTTTTCGCATCGATATAAACTTTCGCGCCGTGAAATTCTTCCCACAGGAAACGGTTGCCGGGAGCAAGATACGTGGCTTGCTCACTTTTGGGGTCAGGCTCCGCCATCAGGATGACGACCTTCCAGCGGTCGCGGTCTTTCTCAAAAATGCGCCCGACGAAATCACGCGGCGCCCAGCGGTTGGTGCAAACGACGATCTTGCCGCCCGGCTTGAGACGGTCGGTGACGACAGAATCGAATGTTCGCATACGGGCTTCCATCGTCACGTCGCTGGTCGCTTCCTCGTAATTCTTGAGCGGGTCATCGATCAGCACATAGTCGGCGCGGATACGGGCAATAGCTCCGCCCCAACCCACCGCGTAAATCTTGCCGTCGCGGTCGGTCTGAAAGTAGGTCCGCGCGCTCACGTCCTTGCGTACGTGGCACCAGGGGAAAATCTCGTGATGAATGTCTGAGCGGAGCTGGTCGCGGACGGTCTGCCCGAACTGGCTGGCGGGCTTATCGCCATACGAGACGATTAGGATTTCGCGGTCGGGGCGCCGGCCGAGCAGCCAGGGCGCGAAGCCCGCGGTGCAAAGTCGGGTTTTGGACTCGCCGGGCCGCATTAGCACCATCAGACGATCGTAGTCGCCGCGCTCAAGCCCCTCGAGCGCCGGCACGATTATCTCCTGCTGGTAGCGGACGTACTTGTAACTGGGATTGATTTGAAGGTAGTAGGCGCCGTAGTGCTCGCGCGCCTTTTCTACGATTTCGGGGGAGAGCGCCATCAGTCTTTCGCTATGGCCCAGATCTCAGCATGTCGGCAGGGCTGGCGCTTGAACTCGGGCTGGCCGAGTGAGCACAGGATGCAGAATTGGTCACTGACGCCACCGTTGGCGTTGCGCCGCTGAATGCGTGGAGCAATCCAGCGAATGAGTGCTTCGAGTTGGCCGATGCGGGCGGCCTCCTCGCCATCGTAAATTTGCATCGTATCGGTGGGCTTGGGCTTCGGCATTATCCCTCCTGGCACATGTTACCCTTTCTCCGCCTTCTCAACCTGCCTCTGCAAAAAGTCCCGGTACTGCTCATCCTCGCTCTTCGTCGTCGGCGGTGCCCCCACTTCCTTCGCTGTCTTCAGCGTCCCCATCGCCTGCACCAGTACTCCCGCCCTCGCTTTCGGATCGTTAATCCTGTTTGCTTCCTTGAGTAATTCCGTCCGAAACCACCCAATCTGCTCGTCCAGGGTCCCTGTCTCAGGAAACGGCGTCCGCTTCTTCCACTGCCCGCTCTTCCTCTCCTTCAATCGCTCCGGGTGCTCCTTCCAGTACCGGATCATGTGTCCGGCATCAGGCGACGGATTCATGCTGTCCTTATATCGGTTCTGAAATGGGTTGTCGAGTAGATTCTAAGGGCTGGTTTAGGGAACTTGGGCATGTAAATCGGGGTTTTACATGGGTCTTCGACGGTGGTCATCCCCCCCTAAAAAGTATGCCGCCTAAGGTATCCCCGACGGAATCTCAGAGTTATCCTTCCGGTTTACGAAGCGAGCCCAGACCAGAGCGGAAGAGGAGCATACTCACCCGTGCGCTTGGCGTGATGATACTTGAGATGGTCTGCCTGCGAGGCGAAAACCCTAAGGTTATCAAGGTCATTGTGGTGATTGTCGCCATCCTCGTGATGCACGACATACTCCGGCAAGAGCTTGAAGTGCTGCGCAACTACGGCACGTGCGAGGCGCATACGATACTGCGACCGGACATAGCCAGGATTGTGCCGAGAAGCATAATAGTGATCCGCGCAGCAGTAGGCTCGTAGCGTTTTACGCGCGATACAACGCATCTGTTTGAACTTATCGCCGCACCATGCGCACTCGCGATCTACCCAAGTGCCATCTTCACGGTGGACGCCAGCAGCCAAGAGACGCCCACGGACACCATTGTCCGATAGGCCCACGATACGGCCAATTTCCTTCAAAGTTAGATGCTGCTGAGTGAACAACACCACTACCCGTTGTGTGTCAACCGCTTTTCGCCGCTTCGCCATCGGTTTTACCTCGCGTATATGATGACAAAACCATAGCAGTTACATGCGTTCTAAGTCAACGAACTTCGCACAATCGTACTTAACGAAACATATCTTATACGAAGTTGAATGACAGCCCGCACCAGCTACCACTTAGAGCGGTTAAACTCTCGCTATTCATTCAATCCCCAGGAGCGTGCAGAGGCGAGCGCGGATGGCGGCGATTTCCGTGTGGAGCATCAGCGGGACCACGTCTTCTCTGGCATCGATGCTGACTAGACTGGCGGGTAGTGTCCTAATTTGAATTGGGATCAATGAATCCTTCCCAAACCCATCCAATCAGCCTGACTAATATCCACACGAGAAAACCAGACCCTACCGCGATCAGGGTTATTTTACCCCATTCGATTCCGCTAGGAACGTCGCCGCTAAAAACAATAAAATAGAGCACGGCCACGTACCAGCCGCCAGCAGCTATTAGACCCAAAGCAAGGCTCAATCTCCGGATTCCTTCCCGTCTCTTCATCATCGCGCCTTGCTCCTAATGTTGAGTATGCCATACTGGGGATATGCGTAAGCGGTCACGGAAACAAGAGCCAGAGGACATAAATCAGATAGCGCACCGGATGACGCAGCACATCATCGATGCGACTGAGGAACCGGACCTGAGCGACGACAAGGCCCGCTCCGCGCTCGCACGTGCCCTAGGACGGCTCGGCGGCCTCAAGGGGGGCCCTGCCAGAGCGGCGAAAATGACGGACGCGGAGCGGCGGGATAGCGCCAGCAAGGCGGCGCGCGCAAGATGGTCGAAGCGAAGCGACTAAGGCGTGACCAAGCGGTGCCGAGAAACGAAACAGGTGTAAATCACTTGGAGCGTTCCCATTAAGTCGCGTGGCGGGCGTAAAGGGGCCTGCTGACTTTCCGCATTCTCTCTTTCAAGAAAAGCTACCAGATCGTAGGCAAAGAGAGTCGCTTGAGTTCGAAGCTGCTCTCTAGAAATTGATTCCATCGGTCTGCACCAGACAGATATATATATCAGATCACGATATCTTGCCACTCCCTGTCCGTCACGTAACGGGCGACTGGTCCAGCGAAAAATTCCGTCCAATACGGGTCTCTAGGATTCGGAAAATTAATGGTCGCGCATAAATCTACGATGACCTCTGCAAAAACGCCGCTTCCGGTCAGCACAAATTCCAGAAATATCTCAATCTCGCTCGGATTTGGCGCGAGGTTGCTCATTTTCTTAATGGTTTGATGCGTGCCTTTGGCAACTTTAAGAAGACGCGCCCGATAGTTGCTATACAGGTTCAAAAATCCATGCGTGCGCAAGAAAGTGTCATCGATAAACGAATAAGGCATGTTTTCAGGCTCCAGGCTTTACGCGCTGCGCTCCGTCGCTTCTTCAGAGTCGGCGCCCTGTTCGCCCTCCTCTGATTTGGTGGCCGAATCGGATGGAATCGTCCGTTGTGCGCGTCTTGGATACCATTCTGCGAGTGCCCAATCGCTACCCACCTTAATAACAGCGGCATCGGGGCTTTTGCTCATGCGCATAAGCGTCGTATAGATATTGTTGTACGCGTCTTTCGCTAACGATTTGAGACCGCCCTGCTCCATTGCCTCAGTGATCTGCCTGACGGATTGTTTTCCCCTGACAACTTTAAGATACTTGACAATCGCATCGGGGATTTTCATGTTAAAGAAAGCATCCGATGGGATATCTACTTTGCCACCCGCCCCAATGGTCATATGGCGCGCGCCACGCTCAGCAGAAGCATGCGATTCCAAGCCGAGGTAATCTTTCAAATCATTGATGACTTTATCCAAAGCGTCTCGCTTGGCTTCCAAATCAGCCAAGAAAGCTGCGTAATCCAGAGGCTCCGCAGCCATGATTTGCCCT